CTAGATCCAAAATACGTCCAAGTAATTCTGGAGAGATATAAAAAATTCAAAGGCAAAGACCCAATCCATGAAAATGGCAAAACATACACGGAAATGCTAGGAAAAGCGGGGGATTAACCCCGCGCAAAACGCTAAGGGGTGCGAAGATCAAATATTGTATGTCTTTCGCTGCATTTCATTAATTCGTTTATAAAATCCAGCGCCGAATCATTAGACTTTGTTATGATAGTAGTGCAGTCGTCTTGATTCTCGCCAAAATAAAAATATACTTCTTTGTCCCTGCTTGTAATACAAGAAACCTGATCTAAATTAATTGTTATTTGATTGCCATTATGCTTAATAATTGTTACGAACACTCTAATTCCCCTTTAATCTTGTCGTATATTTCTTCCCGATAAACCGTGATATTTTTTGGTGCACTTACACCCAGGCGCACCTGCGTCAACGATGCAGACAAAAGCGTTACAGTGATATCATCGCCAATAATAATGGCCTCACCCAACCTTCTTGTTAAGATTAGCATTAATTACGCTCCTTGTTGTCCATAAATACATCAATAGCGGTTGCAAGCGATAAATCCACCCTGGGCGCTGCAATCTCAAGTATTTTCTTTGTTAGTTCGTCAATAAGTTTTTCATCGCTCAAATATTGTCTAATTATTTCTTTTAATTTTGTTTCCATTTTTACTACTCCATTTCCGTTAACTGCAGATATAAAATAAAGCTATAATTCCAATCGTTGAGCCTATCATCATAATCAGTTCTAGTCCGATCATGATCCCATCAAGTACGCTTTCCAATTGCATCAGTAATACCCCTCATACGTTGTTCGTGTGCACGCCATGGCGCGGTTACATTCAATCCGCCACTGATATTTTTTATGACCTACAGTTTCGGCTTGGCATAGCGTGCTCAGTGGATGCAGGTAAATATTTCCGTCATTTCTGTACACGCCCCAATATCGTTCCCACCATTGCTTAGCTACCTCCTCACAAGCCTGTGGCGTTGTGTACGTTGTCACCGTCGGATTCCATTGCCTATCATCCGCCTGATTCAGGCTATGCATACTGACTATCAAATACCATGCCGCCATTATCATAAAATACCGCCTGTCACTACGCGTAAAACCCAATTTATTGCGGCGTACATAAACAGCCCACCGCACACCCCGCACGCTATATCACAAGTCAATTCGCGCCTTACTTTCTTTTTAACTTTTAACATTGAATTTTTAGACTTGCGCTCAGGGTTGTCGCCCAAAACACTATCAGTATTCATATCCCAGTTGTAGTCCATTTTTAAGCCCTTACCTGATCAGCATTGGAAATAATAAAAAAGAGAAAAATAACGCAAAAAATGAGTACTGAATCATACCAATCAAAACCCCCATTGATATATTTCCTATTGTCTCGCGACGAGCCAGCTTTTTTGCTTTCTTTGCCCGTTTTTCCGGTGTGCTTCCAAATATTGCCACGTCTATTCCCCTCAGTTTGCGCCGGTGTAAATTCACAGGCGCGGTTTAATCACTTACCAAGTATCATTTACCCCTCACATTATTCAAGTGTGCTGATATGTCGTTTTGCTGCAATGTCAGCATCAATTTTAGTTACAAAAGTATGAGTGGATTCAATCATCATTTCATCGTTAAATATCTCATATTCCCATCGGCCATTAAATTCGCCGCCAAATGTTTGGGTGATACAGTAGTTATAGTCATTCATTTTATTTCTCAATTGCGTTAATGTGTGATGATTATAACAAGTTTATTGTTATATGTAAAGGTTTAACCTCATCTTGATGCCAAGTATCCTCAATTGCTTCATCGTACCAATCGGGATCTACTTCCCGACGGTCGTAATCTTCATCACCGTGCTCTTCCATATCCTAACCCTCCCCTGATTCTAGTTTGTCAATGTGGTCTTGCGCTGCAAGGTCAGCATCCAGCGCGGTCATATACCATTCATCTGATTCGCGTATCATGCAATGATCGCCGTATGAATCTTCTCCAAATATTTCGTAAGACCATAGCCCGCTGAATTCATTGCCGATGATTTGCGCTACCCGGTATTCGTAAGTGCTATATTTTTTCATAATTCCACCCCGATTAGTTATTGCTGAAAAATATTGTAAGCATCAAAATAATTTTGCTCATCGTATAAGTCGCCGTCCATGTCGATTTTTGCTGTTGATTGATCGTCATACATAAAAATGAAAGTGTTAACGTGCTTTACATCTTCTGTTTCATCGACGTTATTAGCATCTTTTGATAAATGAAAAATGCATTTAATAACCATGTTTGTTTTCATGTCTTTTAATTCTTGTATTTTTGTTTCTGCTATTGTCATGTTGTTCACTCCGTTGGGGGCTTTCGCCCCAGCTAATTTATAAAGTACTACCATCAATAAAAGTCGTTACGCCATAAAGATGTTTTTGTTTGTTTTTAGTCGTAAACCCTAAGCCTGCGTCAACCAGCAGGGTTGCGTGACGTAATGCGCTACTAGAATCGTTATGGTCATTAATCATCATTTCAGCAATACTACTATTTTCGAGATCTAAATCTTTTAATAGTGAAGATATATTGTACGCTTGCGCTCGGCGTGTGCCAGCTTGTAACGTTTGCGCATAAGTTTGCATTTTTTTTGCTAATTCAAAGTTTCTCATTTTCAGCACTCCATTTGTTGGGGCTATTGCTAGCCCCGGTTGATTAGTTAGTTACTGCATTAAAGGCGGTATATTCATCGTTCTGATAAACTAATTTTGTTCCATCGCTAAAATAGTGCGTTATTTTATCTTCCGTGTGATTATCTTCAGTAGTCTCGCAAACAGCGCTCATCAGGCTTTCATTCAAGCAAAAGTTAGCGATAATCATTCGCATTTTATTGATGATATCAAGCGCGGATTGCGCTTTGTTGTCTGATAAAGCAATTTGGGTTACTTGCAATTCATTTTGTGTCGGTTGTTTTGTTCTTCTCATTTTCGTTTCCTAGTTGTTGCGTTAATGTGTGTGTATTATTACATATTAATTGTTATAGTGCAACAAACTTGTTATATTATTGTTGAAATAAAGGGGCTTTCACCCCTTATATTATTATTGAAAAATATTGTAAGCATTACTGAAATTCTGTTCGTCGTATAGATCGCCATCCATGTTAATCCTAGCCTCAGATTCATCGCCGTATTGAAATATAAACGTGTTAATATGCGTACCGTCTTCCGTTTCATCGCGGCTATAAGCATGTCGAGATAAAAATAAAATACAATCTATAATCTTCAAGTTTTTTTTGCCTTTTAAAACCTTTATCGCTGATAATGCTATGCTCATTTTATTTCCCCGTTGTTCTATGTTATTAAGCGGCAATCATGTCTATGTAAGCGTTTGCAATTTGTAACCCTTCGGATACTGTGCCGATGTAATTTTCTTGGAAAAAGTAGCGGTTCGTTGTGCCTTTTTGTGTTCGTGTGAATATAATTACTTGTTTTTCTTCCCCTTCTTTTTGCACTATCGCAACAGTTTTTCGGCCTATCGTTTCAAATGCTAGTGTGTCGTTATATTCTGTTTTCATTTTGTTTTCCGGTTGCTGTTAACTTGAAACAATTATACTATATTATTTGTTATAGTGCAAGTAATTTGTTATATTATTATAAAATCATTGAGAATAATTGTTTTACATATTGTCAGACCTATAACAAATAGTTATACACTAGACGTGGCGTGGGTTTTCGTTCATTATCATGTTTTTTATTAACAGATTTTGGGGATAAGATTGCCGTTACCCTTCCCGTTTGACTTTAAAAACCCAGATTATTGCGATGTATTCGCTTGGCGCACGGAGAATTTGAACCGTATCCGCTCAAACCCTGAGTTATTGCCGGCTTTGATTGAGTTTTATAAGCAAGACCCCGCGCAGTTCATTATTGACTGGGGCGTCACTTCAGACCCGCGAAACGTTGAGCGCGGTTTGCCCGCTCTGATGCCTTTTTTCCTTTTTCCCCGACAAGAGGAATGGGTACATTGGTTGATGGAGCGTTGGAAGAACCGAGAACCAGGGATCACAGACAAGTCGCGCGAATTGGGCTTGTCGTGGCTTACAGTAACCACGGCTTGCACGTTGTGTCTATTATACGAGGGCATGACAATCGGGTTTGGGTCGCGAAAAGAGTCATACGTTGATAAGAAAGGCGATCCAAAATCGTTATTGTGGAAAGGGCGGCAGTTTATATCAAACCTTCCTGATGAATTCCGTTTTGGCTGGATTGAGCGCAAACATGCACCGTACATGCGAATCGAATTCCCGCACACGTCGTCGGTTATAACCGGTGAATCGGGGGATGGCATTGGTCGCGGTGCGCGCGCCAGCTTGTATTTCGTCGATGAGGTGGCTTTTATCCCACGCGCAGAATTAATCGACGCGTCACTATCACAGACAACAAATTGCAGGATCGACGTGTCAACCCCATGCGGTACTAACAATTCATTCGCACGCAGGCGGTTCAGCGGAAAAGTGCCTGTTTTTTCTATGCATTGGCGTGATGACCCGCGCAAAGACGATGACTGGTACAAGCGAACGTGCGACTTTATCGATGATCCCGTTATCATAGCGCAAGAGCTTGATTTGGATTATTCAGCTTCGATGGAGGGTATTCTAATCCCATCCATATGGGTTCACGCGGCAGTCGATGCCCACATCAAGCTTAACATTAAACCCACAGGCGTTAGGAAATTCGGCTTTGACGTAGCAGACGAAGGCGGCGATAAAAACGCAATTTGTGGCCGGTATGGTATCCTGATAGACCATCTTGAAAGCTGGTCGGGTAAAGGGTCTGATATTTATGAAAGCGTTGAAAAAGTGTTTTTTAGGGCTGATGAGCTACGGGTGCATATTGTTGACTATGATGCCGACGGCTTGGGCGCAGACGTGCGAGGCGATGCGCGAGTTATCAATAAAAAGCGCGGTGACAATCAAGTGCATAAAATTCTTTTTAACCCATTCCGAGGCTCGGGTGCAGTTGTTAATCCCGAGGCCGATGCGGTCAAGTCTGAATCTGAAAGTAAGGATTCGGATAAAGGTCGCACAAATGAAGACTTTTTTGCGAACTTTAAAGCGCAAAGCTGGTGGTCACTCAGACGACGATTTAAACTGACATATCGCGCGGTGGTTGAAAATTTGCCAGTAAACTTTGAGGATATAATTTCAATATCGAGCACTTTGCCAGAGCTTAAAAAGCTGATGATTGAGCTATCGCAACCCACGTATTCGCAAAATAATAATGGTAAGATATTGGTAGATAAGAAACCGGACGGTGCAAAAAGCCCGAATTGCGCTGATGCGATCATGATCGCATTTGCACCGATCAAGAAACCAACAGCGGGGTTCTTCACGTGATTACTAAACTACTTTTAAAACTTGGCTACGAAAAGAAAGCGATACAGATACACGAAAAACCAGAACGTCCACGCCCTTTATTCTCGACCCACATGGCGCAGGATAGTATCGAGGCGCAGATTGAACGGGCGTTTGAAGTGAATTTCCAGCCGTTGCAGAAACAGCAGATGGCGTTTGATACAGCCGAAAAACCGCAGTTCGCAATGGATAGTCAAGCAAGCATAAAGCAGGGATATAGCAATCAATTGATGCCAGAACGTCAGGTGCTATGGTACGCGAATCAATCGTTTATCGGATATCAGTTGTGCGCGATGATAGCGCAACAGTGGCTGGTGTCGAAGGCGTGTTTGATGCCCGCAAAAGATGCGGTTCGCAACGGGTACGATATAACTGTTAATGACGGTACAGAAGTAGATCCAAAAATCTTGGATGATATTCGCTCATTAGATGTTAAGTACAACGTGAATAAAAACCTGATTCAGATGATACAAATGGGGCGGGTTTTTGGGATTAGGGTTTGCATGTTTGTCGTTGAGTCTAGCGATCCGGATTATTACCGTAACCCGTTCAACCCTGATGGCGTTACAGAGGGCAGCTACAAAGGCATGTCGCAGATTGACCCCTACTGGATAACCCCACAGCTCGGCGCAGAAGCGTCAGGCAATCCGGCAGCAATCGACTTTTACGAGCCGACTTGGTGGAACATCAACGGCAAGCCCGTACATCGCACTCACCTTGTAATATATCGCACGGAAGAAGTGGCCGACATTCTCAAACCTACTTATATTTTTGGAGGTATTTCAATCCCTCAGAAGATAGCGGAAAGAGTTTACGCGGCAGAGCGCACAGCAAACGAGGCTCCAATGCTTGCGGTTACAAAGCGCACGGACGTTATAAACCTGGATAGCTCACAATTCGAGGCGATACCCGGAGGCACAGAAGCACGGCTGGCTCAGTGGGTTTATAACCGCGACAATTACGGCGTGAAAACCATCGGCCTTGATGAGACCATGACGCAGTTCGACACGTCTTTAGCTGATTTAGACGCGGTGATCATGACGCAATATCAGCTTGTTGCAGCAGCGAGTAACGTGCCCGCGACGAAGCTAATGGGTACAAGTCCAAAGGGTTTCAATTCCACGGGTGACGCAGAAGAAAAAAGCTATCACGAAGAATTGGAATCAATACAAACGCACGATTTAACGCCGTTGTTAGATCGCCATCACTTGTTACTGGTTCGATCTGAAATCGCGCCAAAATACGGCATTAAACCGTTCCACACGACGGTCGTTTGGCTCCCCGTAAATGCAATGTCAGCGAGCGAATTATCAGACAACAACAAAAAGAAATCAGAGACAGGACAGACGCTGATTATGTCCGGCGCGATTGATGGCAATGACGAGCGGCAGCGGCTGATTAATGACCCTGATTCAGGCTACAGCGGTTTGACTGACGAGGATATCGACAGCGAACCGGATAGCGATGTGGGCGCATGATAAAGCTGACGAAAAAAAAGAAACGGTGGGCGCAGAATCGGGAAGTGGTTCTGCGCGGTCAACCACTCAACGTCAACGCGTCAATTCAGCAAAAATATGCGGCAGAGTTGCGTAAGCTGGTGTTGCAGATGACGCGGGAAACTCAGCAGGCCGTTAAGGATTTATTTCGCCGGCTGCCTATGCCGGATAGTGCAATGGATGAGAGTTTAGCAAGTCAGGCGCGGATTTTAATGAATGCGCTTACATCAAAGTTCACAGAGCTATTTAGCTATCAATCTAGCAAGCTAGCTAAGAGAATGGTTGAGCGTTCACAGCGTTACAGTACAACCACAGTCCATCGAAGTTTAAAGCAGTTAACGGGCGGTTTATCGCTGAATACCGGCATTGTAACGCCCGAACTCGCGGAAGTATCCAAAGCCATCATTGCTGAAAATGTGTCTCTTATAAAATCCATTCCCGAAGAGTATTTAAATAACGTCACGGGTGCGGTTATGCGGTCGATATCAGGCGCAGGTATGTTTGACTTGCAGCCTGAAATTCAGAAGTATTCTGGGGCTACGGAAAGGCGTGCAAAGTTGATTGCGTTAGATCAGACACGAAAGACGTACAGCTTAATCAGTAAAGTTAAAATGGAAAGTTTGGGTGTAACGCATTTTATTTGGCTGCACACCGGAGGTAGTCAATCGCCTCGAGAATCACACGTTGAAATTGACGGGCACATATTCAGTTTTGAGAATTTAATTGCAGAGCAGAGGGCGTTGGGCGTGCCGGAACGTGATTTAGGGTATGTTGGGGTTCCTGTAAATTGCAGATGCCGAGCTATTGCAGTTTTTGATTTTTCATCGGACTAATTGTATAATACGAGAGTAAAAAGGATTGCCTAACTTGCTTTGACGGAAAGTTAGGCTTATGTATCGAATCAGAATACAGGACAAGTATATAACATGCGTACTAAAAAATCAAAGAGTTTTAATATGATGATTGGCACAACAGGTACTAGCCTTTGTGCCATTGGATGTGTAACGAACGATACGGAGTAATCATACCATGAGCGACCATACATTTAACCCTTTCATAGCAGAAAAATACGGAATAAATGAAGCTATATTTTTAAATACGATTATTTTCTGGACTAGAACTAACGCCGCCAAAAATAAAAACTTTCATGAGTATCGTTATTGGACATACGGAACCCCAGAGTTTTACGCTGCATATTTCCCATATTTTAAACCAAGATTAATAAAGGATATTATAGCAAGTTGCATCAAACAAAATGCACTAATTAAAGGCAACTTTAATAAAAAGAGATACGATAGAACATCGTGGTATTCATTGTCAGATAATATACTTTTTGATTTAAATTTAGACATAGCATGCCTGCAACCCAATGCCAGAACCATTGTACGTAATTCGTCTAATGGATTAGACGTAATCCGTACAATGGATCGTACGGATTACGTACCACCTATACCAGATACTTATACAGATACTGAAACACACACTACTACTGATGAAAATTTGAGTAGTAGTAGTAGTGTGGTAATTTCAACGTCAACAGACAAAACCCTTTTATCCGCAAAGCTTGATTCAGACACAAGAACCGATCAACAGTTTTTGATGGCTTGTAAATTTCACCTAGAAATTCAAGGCACAAAGAAATACACGAATGTACAGAAGATTAACGGGCTAATAAAGATTATCAAAAAGGGCTTTGAAACGCCGATTGGTGCTAAAGGTCAACCCCCTAACCCCGTTAATAGTGGCAAGGTCAACCCCAAGGTCAACCCCGAAGACCAAGACCGAGCGCACGCAAAAAGAGTGGCGGAATACGAGAAAGCCAAGATCGCAAGAACCGCTATGATTACGGGGATGAGTGTTTGATATGATGTTTTTTTTAACGTAGTGTGGTATAATTAGAGGGAAGCCGCGCAGGGTTTAGGTCCCATGATGCGCGGCAATTTTTAATCCAGTTACGGGGTAGAGTGTACCATGAGTGAAGTTGAAACCACAGACGTGCACACACTAGAAGAGTCAATAAATAACATCCGGCAAGATATACATTCGGATTTATGCCAAGCGATTGAGCGGGGCGGGGTGGTTTGCTTTAAGAAGAGGAGTGGAAG